CGTCTGACTTCCTGTTAGAAATCAGACGGGATTTGTCCGTATGCACCCCGGAAACCGTCAGCTAACAGTTGATAAGTAAATTAGTTCCTTATCACTGTTAAGCCAATGCTTATCGGGATTTTTTATTTGCGGTAAAGGAGAAAGACAATGAAGGAATTTGCAAAAGGCTTCTACAACTCGGCGGCGTGGAAGAAGTGCAGGCGAGCATACATAGACAGTCGCATCATGGTAGATGGCGGTATGTGCGAGATATGCGGCGAAAGAGTTGGCTACATTGTTCATCACAAGGAGCTGCTGACACCGACGAACATCACAGACCCAAACATCACGCTGTCCTTTGACAACCTGCAATACGTCTGCAAGCCTTGCCATGATGAGGAGGAAGGACACCTCATCCAACGGAAGGGAAGCTGCTGTGGATTCGATGCAGAGGGACAGCCGATAGACAAAAGAAAATTTGGATAACCCCCCCTATTTTTATTTTTAAGTCTCTCCCGTGGAGACCGAGGAGTGGACTTCCATTTCAACGGGCGTGCGTGTGCGTGGGGGGTGTAGTATAAGGGCGGAAAAGAGAGGAAGTGAGAAAATGGAGAAAGGAAAAATCAAAGCGGCGGAAATGCGGAAATTGAAGCGCATCTTCAAGGAAATTCCGGAAAATAAAAAGAAAATTGTGGAAAAGCTGATAGACAATGCTGCCTTTATGGCGGAGCAGTTGGAGCATCTACAAACGGACATTGAGGAGAAGGGATATATTTCGGAGTACCAGAACGGCGAAAATCAGTGGGGGACGAAAAAAGCCCCCGAGGTTGAAATCTACACTGCGACGATTAAAAATTATTCCAGTGTAATCAAGCAGCTTCTGGATCTGATGCCCGAAACGGATGAAGCGGCGGCGGATGAACTTGTTTTGTTCCAGCGGGAGCGTGGTAGCAAATGACGGAATTTGAACAATATTTTTCGACGCTTTATGACGGCACGATTCTTGCCTGCGACAAAATGAAGCGGGTCAGTGAAATGCTTTTGAATCAGTTTGCAAGCCCCGGGGAATTTCATTTCGATTATGAGGTTGCAAAGTGGCATATTGCATTTATTGAGCGTTTCTGCAAGCAGCCGACAGGCAAACTGGGGCAGCCGTTACAGCTTGAACTATTCCAGAAGGCGAGGCTACAGGCAATCTTCGGCTTTGTGGATGATAATAACCTCAGGCAGTACAACGAAGTGATGATTGTGGAAGGCAGAAAAAATGGGAAAACAACCGAGTGTGCCGCCGTGGAAACGGATTTACTGCTGAATGACGGAGAGGGTGCGCCGGAAATTTATAACGTCGCAACGATGCTTGACCAAGCGAAGCTGGGGTTCAATGCGTGCTACAAGATGGTGAGACAAAGCCCGACCCTGCGAAAGCATATCCGCAAACGTGCTGCGGATTTATATGCGCCTTCCAATCTTGGGTTTATTAAGGCACTGGCAAGCAACACAAACAGTCTGGACGGCTTGAACGTGCATGGAGCCATCATTGATGAACTGGCGGCAATTAAAAACAGAGATATCTATGATTTGATTAAACAGGCAATGGGTGCGAGAGAACAACCATTGCTTTTTTGTATTACCACAAACGGCTTTGTCCGCAGCGGCATTTTTGATGCGCAGTATGAATACGCAAAAAAGGTGCTGGACGGGAAAATAAAAGCACCGCGCTTTCTGCCGTTTATCTATGAGTTGGACGATGCTTCCGAATGGGACAAACCGGAGATGTGGATAAAGGCAAACCCCGGTCTTGGCACCATCAAGAAAAAGGAATATCTGGAGGAAATGGTGCAGAAGGCGAAGAATGACCCATCCTTCAAGCCAACGGTTCTGGTAAAGGATTTCAATATTCCACAGACGGCACAGTCTGCATGGCTGACGTTTGAGGACTTAAACAATGAGGAGCTGTTGCCGGAGGGCGGCGCATTTCGCTATTGCATTGGCGGCTTTGATGCTGCGGACAGCATTGACCTAAACGCCGCAAAGGCAATCTGCAAACGGCGTGGGGATGATAAGCTTTACATTAAGCAGATGTACTGGATTCCGCAGGCGGTTTTGGACCAACAGGAGGAACGAGGAGACCGAAGGGAACGGGACGGCGTGCCGTACAGCTTATGGGTGTCGCAGGGCTTGATGCGTACCTGCGAAGGTCGGCGCGTGAATAAGCGGGTAATTCTGGATTGGTTCTGCGAATTAAGGGACAGAGAAGATATTTATCCGCTTTATATCGGCTATGACCCTTGGCATATCTCGGATGAGCTGCTGGCGGCATTTGAGCAGGAGTTCGGGCGAAACGTCATGGTTAAAGTTCGGCAGGGGGTTCTGACATTATCCCAGCCGATGAAGGATTTAAAGGCGGAATTTCAGGAAAAGAAAATCGTCTACAACAACAATCCGATTGATAAATGGTGTCTGATTAACACCGAGGAAAAGAAGGATGTCAACGGCAACGTGCAGCCTGTCAAGAGCGATGAGCGCACAAGACGCATTGACGGCACAGCGGCACTTCTGGATGCCTATGTGGTGTATTGCAATAAAAGAGATGAATTTGAAAGTCTGATTTAAGGAGGTGAGAAAATGGGTTTATGGAACAGAATTGTGCAAAAAATGAGCAAGCAAACTTTCAAGATGGTGCAGGAGAGGGGGAACGGCTTTTATGCGTGGAACGGCAGGCTATACCATTCCGATGTGGTGCGTGCCTGTATCCGCCCGAAAACAAAAGCCATCGGTAAGGCGGTTGCAAAGCATATCCGTACTACGAGAACGCAGGAGGGGGAGCGGGTAGAGGTCAATCCGGATGCCTATATCCGTTTTCTGCTGGAGGAGCCGAATCCGCTGATGAGCGGGCAGATGCTGCAGGAGAAGGTGGCAAATCAGCTGGCACTGAACCACAACGCCTTTATTCTGATTGTACGGGATGAATTTGAAAAGCCGATAGAATTGTATCCCATTCCCTGTTCGGGGGTGGAGGCTTTTTACAAGGACAACGAATTGTTTTTACGGTTCGTATTTCTGAACGGGAGGGAAAGCACCTTCCCATACAGTGATATCATTCATCTGCGTGATGATTTCAACGAGGATGATATTTTCGGGGAAAGTCCGATGGAGGCACTTTCTCAGCTGATGGAGTGTGTCAGCATTATGGATCAGGGCTTTGTGAAGGCTATCAAGAACAGTGGTGTGATTCGCTGGCTGCTGCGGTTCACCAATGCCATGCGCCCGGATGATGTACGGAAAAACGTGCAGGAATTTGCGGATACCTATCTTTCTGTGGAGAGTGAAACCTTCGGCGCAGCGGGCGTGGACAGTAAGGCGGATGTGCAGCGGATTGAACCGAAGGACTATGTGCCAAATGCCGCACAGACCGACCGCATCATTAAACGGATCTATGATTTTTTCAATACGAACGAGAAAATCGTCAGCTCTCTTTATACAGAGGATGAATGGATTGCGTATTACGAAAATGCCATTGAGCCGATGATTACGCAGATGAGTGCAACCTACAGCAGCCGTTTGTTTACCAGAAGGGAGCGTGCCTTCGGGAATAAGATTGTTTTCGAGTGCTCTAATCTGACCTTTGCAAGCATGAGAACAAAGCTGGAGCTGGTGCAGTATGTTGACAGGGGCATTATGACACCGAACGAGGTGCGTGCGGTGCTGAATATGGCACCTGTGGACGGCGGAGACAGGCTGCTGCGGCGCAAGGATACAGGCTTTATGGAAGGAGGTGAGGAAGAATGAGGAAAATCGAGGTGAAGGGGACGATTGTCGGAAATGCGGACAAGTGGATTTATGAGTGGTTCGGCATGGATGCAACCTGTCCGAAGGATGTCAATGCTGCCATCAGCGAGGCAAATGGGGAGCCGCTCCTTGTGGAAATTAACTCCGGCGGCGGGGATGTGTTTGCCGGCAGTGAAATCTATACCGCCTTGAAAGCATACGCGGGCACGGTAGAAATCAATATTGTGGGTCTGGCTGCGAGTGCCGCCTCTGTGATAGCGCAGGCAGGACATTCCAGAATCAGCCCGACAGCGTTGTTTATGGTGCATAATGTTTCCGGCTCTGCCGCAGGGGATTTTCACGATATGCAGCAGGAGGCGGAGATTTTGCAGACAGCAAATAAAGCAGTCGCGGCGGCATATCTGGAAAAGACAGGCAAAAGCATGGAGGAGCTGCTTGGCATCATGGATGCGGAAACGTGGATGGATGCGCAGAAGGCGGTGGAATATGGCTTTGTGGATGAGGTTATGTTTGCATCTGCGCCGACGCTGACAAACGGCATCGGTGTATTGCCTGCGCAGACCATTCATAAGCTGAAGGATCTTCTTCCTGCAAGGGGAGAGGAAAACGCAGAAGTTAAAACTGTAACTGCAAAATTAAAATTACTCAGATTGAAAGGGGAAATGAAGGATGAAGTTTAAGAATTACGAGGATTACAAAGCACAGAGAGAAGCACTTTACAATGCGGCGGAGGAATTGCTGCAGAACGGCGATGTAGAGGGTGCAAATGCAAGAATGGAAGAGGTGGAGAAGCTGGATAACGCGTATGAAGCCTTTGCGACGGCGCAGGCAAACCTTGCCGCCATGCAGGGCAGAGGGACAGCGCATCCGGACGGCGTGGTCGGTTCCGCAGGCAACGCAGCGGGAAAGGATGTATTCGATACAGATGAATATAAAAATGCCTTTATGAATCTGGTGTGCCGCGGTGAGGCTTTGCCCATCAAGTACAAGGATGCCATTGTAGGCAAGCTGCAGAATGCTGTAACTACGGTAACAGAGACCACAGCGGTGATTCCCACAACCGTGATGAAGGAATTTATCAGAGAGCTGAAAGCGCATGGCGAGCTGTATGCGAGAGTAAGAAAAACAAACGTACAGGGCGGCGTGGAAATCCCTATCCTGTCCCTGTGTCCTACGGCAAGCTGGGTTGCGGACGGCTCTGCATCCACAGACCAGAAGGTAACCGCCAATACAAAGGTATCCTTCAGCTATTACGGTCTGGAATGCAAAATCGCACAGAGCCTGATTGCAAATGTGGTTGATTTCGCAGAATTTACCGAAATGTTTGTTCCTCTGGCGGTAGAGGCTATCATTGCCGCACTGGATAAGGGCATTATCGCCGGTACAGGCAGCGGTCAGATGCTTGGTATTACGAAGGACAGCAGAGTCCCCGCAGGCAACGTCATTGAAATGACAGCGGAGGATGTCGCAAGCTGGAAGGCGTGGAAGGAAAAGGTATTCGCCAAGATGAAAAAAGCCTATCGAAACGGCGTGTTCGTATTTGCGCAGGGCACCTTTGATGCACAGATTGACGGTATGGTGGATTCCACAGGTCAGCCTATTGCAAGAGTAAACTACGGCATTACCGAGGGTGAAACCTACAGATTCGGCGGCAAGGAGGTTATCACAACAGAGGAGGATGTGCTGGAAAGCTTTGCGGCGGCATCCGACGGCGAGGTATTCGGTGTGTTTGTGAATCTGAATGATTACATCATCAATACAAATATGCAGATGCGCACCGACCGCTGGAGAGATAACGACAACAATCAGGAAAAAGTAAAGGTTACTCTGGTTTGTGACGGGAAGCTGGCAGACCCCAACGGTGTGCTGATTCTTAAAAAAAAAGTAACGCAGTAAGCGGCGGCACGTTTGATAAGCGCACAGACAGTGAAAATTATGCAGATATTACCGTAACGGCCGCCGAAAGCGGTCAGACCATTACAGCCCTGCTGCATAACGGCGCAGATGTGCCAAAGGAAGGCGGGGCGAACTGGTCTGTTTCCGGCGGCACTGCGGTTGTGCTGAAAAAGGCTTATCTGGAGAAATTCCCTGTCGGCACGGAAACCTTTACGGTGACAACATCCGCAGGAGCTGTGGAATTTACTGTGGAGATTGTGGAAAGTGAGGCGTAAGGGATGGCAGATTTAGCAAGGCTGAAAACGGCACTGCGCATTTCACATAACAAACTGGATGAAGAAATTCAGTATAACGTGGATGCCTGCAAAAAAGACATGATGCGTGTCGGCATTACTGTAATTAACGAGGAGGATTCCGCAATTCAAAAGGTGTTTGAGCTGTACCTCAAATGGCAGTATGACTTCATGGGCGAGGGCGAGCGGTACGAAAAAGCCTACAAAGGGATGCGGAACGGATTGAGTTTGTGTGGTGAGTATCATGTATAACGATGTTGTGACGTTGTTGGTAGAAAAAACGATACGGGATGAGGTCGGCATGAAGCAGACGTTTTACGAGGAGCGAGAAGTGTTTGCAGAGGAATTGCCCATCAACCAGAGCGAATTTTTCAAGTGCAGAGAAACGGGACTGCGCCCTGCCCTGTGTCTGCGGATTCCATACGGCGAATATGAGCAGGAGGAAGTCCTGCGGTTTGGGGGCAGGTTATACAGCGTGTATCGGTTCCGAAACGATTTCCATCACACAGAGCTTTACTGCGAGGCAAGGAGTGGTCTATATGAGTATAAAGGCTGATGCTTTATCGGATGAGATTGCAAAACTGCTTTCCGAATATGAGGCGGAGATTGTGAAAAACACAGATGCCTGCGGAAAAGCCGTTGCAAACGCCGCCGCGAAAAAGCTGCGACAGACCAGCCCCAAAAGAACAGGCAAATATGCAAAAAGCTGGGGCGTGACAAGAGAGAAAGGCGCGTTTGGTGAAAATGCAAAGTATATCGTTCACAATAAAAAGCGGTATCGGCTGACACACCTTCTGGAGCATGGTCATGTGACGGCAAACGGCAAGCGGACAAGGGCAATCCCGCACATTAAGCCCGTAGAGGAACAGGTCATTCGGGAATACGAAAAGCAGGTAAGGGAGGCGATAGAGGATGCGGCAAAGTGAGTTATATAAGCTGCTGCGCAGTACAGGGCTTGAGGTCTATTTTTATGAGGCAGACCAAGGCCCCGCGCTGCCCTACATCGTCTATCTGAAGGACGGAGAAGCCGCTTGGGGTTCGGATGGCAGAAACTTCCTGCGAAAAGATAGCTACATTGTGGAGCTTTATTCGGCGAGGAAGGATTTTGCCAATCAGGAAAAAATTGAGAAGGCGTTGGATTCTGTTGGGATTCGTTACGATGCAACGGAAATCTACATCGAGAAGGAAAAAATGTATCTGGTAACATTTGCATTTGACATTACAAGAAAGGTGGAAAACTAATGGAAAGAATTGTACTTGGCAGCGGTAAGCTGTATGTGGATGAATTTACAGGGGAGCTGCCTGAGGATGCAGCCATTGAGGTGGAGGCTAAGCTGTTGGGCTATATTCAGGGCGGTGCGACACTGTCCTATAAGCCGACCTTCTACGAAGCGAAGGATGATTTGAATTTCGTTTCCAAGAAAATCATTACGGATGAAGAAGCGATTCTGAAAAGCGGCGTAATGACATGGAACGGCGAAACGCTGAAAAAGCTGACACCCACAGCCAGAGTGACAGAGGATACAGCCAAAAAGACCAGAACTGTAAAAATCGGCGGTCTGAGCAACAACGACGGCAAGAAATACGTTCTGCATTTCGTGCATGAGGATAAGACGGACGGTGACATTCGTGTGACCATCGTCGGCAGCAACGAAGCAGGATTTGAGCTGTCCTTTGCGAAGGACAAGGAAACTGTCATCAATGCGGAATTTAAGGCACAGCCACAGGATAATGAAGGCACACTGATTTTGTTCAAGGAAGCGGACACGAGCATTGCGTGAGGAGAGGGGCACAACAGCCCCTCATTTTTGTGAGGTGGAAAAGGAATGTTAGATTTTACAACGAGAAAAAAGAAAAAATACATGGTTAAGCTGCATGACAGCTTTGTGGCAATCCTGCCAATGCCAGACAAGGAAATGTTCGACAAGATGGTAGCGGCACAGGATATGGAAAACGTCAACGATGTTTATGAGCTGCTGACCGCCATCATCAACCAGAACAAAAAGAAAAAATACAGCTTCCAGAAGATTTCGGCAATGTTTGATTTCGAGGACGCGGTGGAACTGTTGAAAGATTATCTGGAATTTGTAAAAGGTGTTGTGTCTGACCCAAACTAAAAATACCCTCTATGCCGACTGACGAGGATGATTTGCATTACAGCATATTTTCGTTATCCGAAAAAACAGTGATGGACTATGCACATCTGAATTTTTTGGAAATCGAGCATTTGCCGATAGATGTTTATCTGGGATTGCAGCGGGATGCGTTTATTTTCAATTTACAGCAGACGGAAAGTGGTCGGGAATATCTGGAGGAGTGCTGGCTTTTGGAGCAGACCGAGCCGGACAGAAGGGCATTGAGGGAAAAATTCGGAAAGGGGGCAGAGCATGGGGAACATTAAGGGCATTACCATTGAGATTGGTTCGGATACCAAAAAATTCAAAAGCGGCTTGAAGGATTTGAACCAGTCCTCAAAGGATTTGCAAAGGGAACTGACAGCGGTCAACAAGGCATTGAAGCATGACCCGAAGAACACAGACCTTCTGCGGCAGAAGCAGGAGCTTTTGACAAAATCCGTATCGGAAACAAAAAGCAAGCTGGAAGCCCTGAAGGCGGCAAAGGATAGAGCCGACAAGGACATGGCAAACGGTACGGAAGTCAATCAGGAGGAATATCGCCGTCTGGTGCGGGAGATTTCCACAACGGAAAACAGTCTGAAAAATCTGACAAAGGAAATGAAAAATTTCGGCAGCGTTTCCGCACAGCAGATTGCGGCGGCAGGGGAAGATGTGCAGGAGCTTGGCGGCAAGATTGAAACTGTCGGGAAGAAAGTAAGTGTTGCATCTGCCACATCCGCTGCCGCTCTCGGGGCATCTGTGAAGCTTGCAAGTGACTATACGGATGCGGTTGCGAAGGTAGGTACGGTTGCAGATTTGCAAAGCGTATCACTCGAAAAACTCAGAGATGATATGCTGCAATTATCTACAGAGACAGGCAGAGGTGCAGGCGAGATTGCCGATGCAACCTATCAGGCAATTTCGGCATCTGTAGATACTGCTGATGCTGTTTCTTTTGTCGGCACATCGGTTGGTCTTGCCAAAGCAGGCTTTCTGGAAACGGCGGATGCTGTTGACGTATTAACCACTATTATTAACGCGTACGGTCTGGAGGCATCAGATGCCGGAAGGTTATCTGATATTCTGATTCAGACACAGAATGATGGTAAGACAACGGTAAATGAGCTATCCCAGAGCATGGGGCAGGTCATTCCTCTGGCATCTGCTTATGGGGTAAATATTGAAAACCTTGCCGCATCGTATGCACAGTTGACAAAAAACGGTGTCGCCACAGCGCAGGCAGGCACATATCTGAAAAGCATGCTGAATGAATTGGGGGATTCCGGTTCTGATGTGGGCGAGATTCTGAAAAGCAAAACGGGAAAATCCTTCGGACAGCTTATGAATGACGGCATGAGCCTTGGGGATGTTCTCGGTATTCTGAACGACAGCGTAAACGGTGATTCTGAGGCTCTGGCAGGCTTATGGAGTTCCAGTGAAGCCGGTACAGGTGCATTGTCTATTCTTTCGTCCGGTGTAGGTGCTTTCAATGATGAATTGGGGAATATGCAGGATTCCACAGGGAATGTAGCCGATGCCCTTGAAACACTCAGTACGCCAAGCGCAAAGGCACAGGAAAGCTTGAATGCAGTGAAGAACGCAGGCATAGAGCTTGGTTCGGCGGCACTGGAGGCGATTGCGCCATTATTGGAACAGCTTGCGGAAACAGTGAAATCCCTAACAGAGCGGTTCAGTAATCTGTCTCCTGCTACGCAGACGGTTATTGTTGCCGTTATGGCGATTCTGGCAGCATTGGGCCCCGTGATAATTATCATCGGCACGCTGATACAATCCATAGGAGCGATTATGACGATTGCCCCTGCGGTGGCTACGGCTCTGGGTGCGGTCAAGATTGCGATTGCCGCTATTGGTGGGCCTGTAACGATTGTGATTGCGGTTATTACGGCATTGGTGCTGAAATTCATCCACGCCTACAACACCTCCGAGGAATTTCGGAATAAAGTCGGCTTGGCGTTTTACAATGTAAAAAAGGCAGTCACGGAATCGCTTGCGGCGGCGATGGCAAAGGTAAAGGAATTTGTGAGCGTCGGCAAAAATGTGATTGTTGGTCTGTGGAATGGTATCAATGATAAGGTCGCATGGCTGAAAGGCAAGGTCAAGGGCGTTGTCGATAAAATCAAGGGCTGGTTTATCAGCAAGGAAGGGTTTGACGAACACTCCCCTTCCAAGTGGTCGGAGGGCGTTGGCAGCTACGTTATGGACGGTCTGGGGAACGGATTTGAAAAGGACGAAACAGCCATCCGAGCGGCGAGAAAAGCGGCGGATAATATCAAAAATGCCATTACCGATGAGATAAGCAAGGTTAATGCGGAGATTTCTTCGATACAGAAAGAATCCGAGGAAAGGCAAGCCAAGGAGGAGCTGGCGCAGTACAAGGAAAACCTTGCAAAGAAGCAGGCGGAGCTAAAAAAAGCAGAGCCGAAAAACAGAAAATCCATTCTGGACGAAATTGCCAAAATCGAAAAGGACTGGAACAAAAAACAGCTTGAAGCGGCGAAGCAGGCAGAGCAGAAGAAGCTGCAGGAGCGTTTGACCGCTTTACAGGAATTCAAGCAGAAATATGAGTCTGAATTGGCGGCAATCGAGCAGAAGGAATCCAGCCTAAGCGACAAATTAGCGGACTATGGCGAGCTGTTTTCCAGAGTGAAGGACGAGGACAGCGGCAAGGAAATCTTCAAGCTGAATGATTTGGACGAAAGCATTAAGAAAATTCAGCAGTATAACGAACAGATTGAAAGCCTGAAGGAGAAGGGTTTGGATGGCGGTCTGCTGGCTGAGATTGCCGATATGAGCATTGATGATGCACTGGATTTTACCAAAAAGCTGGATAGCCTAGAGGTCGGAAAATTTGAGGAATATGTCGAGAAATTCGAGGAAAAGCGGCGTTTGGCGAATGAAGCGGCACAGCAGTTCTATTCTGAGGAAATGGAAGAACTGGCAATGAACGCTGTGGAGCAGGCGAAAAGCTATGCAGATGATTTCAACGATGTCGGAAAAGCCCTTACAGACGGCGTTGCGGAAGGTATCGAGGACGGCAAGAGCAGCATTGTCAATGCCATTGTGAAGGCAATTCGGGATGCCATTAGAGCGGCGAAGGAAGAGGCAGGCATGGGCGATGGCGGTTCGGACGGCAGTCACAGAACAGGTCTGCGAGAGGTGCCGTTTGATGGATACCGAGCAATTTTGCATAAAGGCGAAAGGGTGCTGACACAGCCTGAGGCGGACAGATACCGCAGGGGCGAAACGGTAACCAAAACCGAGAGCTTCAACGTATACATCGGGACAGTGGAAAACAAAGACGAAAGAACCACAGAGGATTTCATGCGTGAAATGGAATTTTACAGAAAACGGCGAGTAAGTGCGGTAGGGGGTGCGATTTGATGTATCAATATTTTATCTGGAATGGTATCAATTCACTGGATATGGGCGTAGTGATGCTGAAAGCACCCTCTATTTTCATTCCGCAGAGAAAGATAAATGAAATCAAAGTCAGCGGCAGGAACGGTGTTTTGCATGAGGATGAAAGAACGTACCAGAACTACACCAAGGATGCCGAATGTCATGTGATGGACAGGGGGCAGATTGATGAGGTTTGCGGTTGGCTGACGGGGTTCGGAGAGGTTATCTTTTCCAGTGAACCCGATAAGGTGTATCGTGCGTACATCAAAAATCAGATTGAGTTCGGCAGTATTCTGAAAAATATCAATGATTTTTTGGTGCAGTTTGATGTTGAACCCTTCAAATACAGCGTCAATGCCGCAGGGGATGCCTTAGAGCTGACTGCCCCGACCACCATCCGCAACAGCGGCACAGTATACAGTGAACCACTGATTACGGTTTACGGCAGTGGGGATATCACGCTTACTGTCAATGGGGCGGATTTCCCCCTGTACGGCGTGCAGGAAAGCATTACCATTGACAGTGAAATGATGGAGGTGTTTAAGGGTAACACCAACCAAAACGGCAAATACGGCGGTGCGGAGTTTCCGAG